AACAGGACAAACTTTTTCAGTTACTGCTAAAAAAGGAGAATATAAAAATTTATTAATTTGGAGTGATGCTTCTTCTAAAGGATTAGGTGTTAATTTAGATGATAATTCTATATTTAGAAACGTAGGTGTATTACACTATAACATAAGTGAATTAACTGATAATTGGAAAAGAATTAATGTTACTATAAATGCTTCTGCCACAGGCACATTTGCTTTTTATGTATATGATAATTCTGCTACTCCTCAAATTAGTTTTGCAGGTAATGGTAGTGATGGCTTGTTTATATATGCAGCACAATTAGAAGAACAATCACAAGCTACTGCATACATAAAGTCAGATGGTATAGCAGCAGTAAGAAAAGCAACAACTACTAACTTAATTACTTATAGTGAAGATTTTAGTCAATCTGCTTGGGTAAAAGCAAGTATGGATTTTGTTAGTAATATTGCAACAAGTCCTGATGGTACTTTAAACGCAACTTCATTAACTAACACTACTACAGGACAAACTCATACAAGAACAAGTTTTGTAACTGCTACAACAGGTTTATATACAGGAAGTGCGTATCTTAAAAAACAAGATTTTGATTTTGTATATGTTGAGTTTGGTAATGCTTTTGCTTGGTTTAATATATCAAATGGAACTTTAGGTAATACAGGTAATTTTGGTAGTGGTTGGGCTTTTGTCAATCATTCAATAGAAAGTGTTGGAAATGATTGGTATAGAATTTCTATTACTGCAAATAATACAACTACAGGAACATACAATTTTAGACCATATCAGCCAACTTCTTCTAATGGTAGTTATAATAGTGGCTCTATAGGTACTTCCTTTATATGGGCAGCACAAGTAGAACAACAAACACAAGCAGAAACGTATGCTAAGACAACAGGATTACCTGTAACAATAGATTTATTCACAGAAAATAATTACGGAACAATGACAAATATGAGTCCTTCTGATATTATAGAAGATACTCCAAACAATTAAAATTATGATATATACAACACCAAACACAAGTTTATTGACTGAAGTAGATGCAGAGGGAAACCCTGTATGTGATTTCTCACAAATAGTAGAAGATTCTCCTGCAACTGTAAGAAAGTCATTAGATGGTACATTATTTATTGCTAAATTTATGGGCGAAACTCCATCTTTTTTAGAAGGGTTAGACCAATATACTCATGAGGAGATATTAGCAATAGTAAGAGGTTCTGACTGGACACCTGAACAAGAATAAAATAAATTATGGAAAATATACTAAGTGTAGATTTATCAAGTGCAACTAGCCCTATAATTGAAGAAGTTAGAGGGAGGGATTATATAGAATATGGTACAGAGGAATGGAGAAACCTGTATCCACAGTTCTTAATTGACCTTTACTACAATTCTAGTACACATGCGGCTATTATCAATGCTACAAGTGAAATGATTGCAGGGGATAATATTGTTATTGATGATGAAGAAGAAGTACAAAGAGAAAATTTAGATAGGTTAGTTAAGCTTAAAAACTTTTTCTTTCACGCTAATGGTAAAGAAACTTTACACGAAGTAATTAAAAAAATAAGTTTTGACTTTAAATTACAAGGTGCTTTTGCATTACACCTTATATGGAATAAAGTTAAGACAGAAATAGTAGAATTGTATCATATTCCAGTAGAAAGGGTACGTGCAGGAAAGCCTAATGCTATGGGTGTTGTTGATTGTTATTATGTTTCTGCTGATTGGAGTAATACTAGACAAAACAAACCAACTAAAATAGCTGCATTTAACTTAAATGATAGAACTAGTCCTAGTCAATTATTATATACAGGATTATATAGTCCTAATATGGACATCTATCACACTCCAGATTATATAGCAGCTAATAATTGGGCATTGGTAGACCAAAGAGTAGCTGAATTTCATCTTAATAACATATCTAACGGTTTCAGCGGTTCTTATATGGTTAATTTTAGTAATGGTGTTCCAACTCAAGAAGAACGCTTAGCTATAGAACGTAGCTTAACAGATAAATTCACATCAGCTAGTAACAGTGGTAAGTTCGTACTCACATTTTCTGATGATAAAACTAGAACACCTGAAATATTTCCTATATCAGTAAGCAACGCCGATAAACAGTATTTGGCTTTGCAAGAACTACTCGTTCAAAACATATTAACAGGACATAGAGTAACTAGTCCTATGCTTATGGGAATTAAATCAGATACAGGATTAGGAAATAATGCAGAAGAATTATTAAATGCTGCTGATTTTTATTATAACACAGTTATTAAGCCATTTCAAACACATATTATACAAACTTTAGTAAAAATATTTAAAGTTAATAATATGGATTTACCTATATCTTTTGTTCAAACTAAGCCTATTACATCTAAATTTAGTATTGAAGATATGAAGTCTGTAATGACACAAGATGAAATTAGAGAAGAATTAGGGTTAGAACCATTAGAAACTAATGAAATAGTAGAAGAAGATGAATATAGTAAAGTAGGAATGATAGATGGAAAACCTGTTTTTAATACTATAGAAGAAGCAGAAGAACATGCAGCTAAAATAGGTTGTACAGGTTATCACGAACATGAATATGAAGGAGAAACAGTTTATATGGCTTGTGAATCACACGACCAGATGTTAAACTTAGAAAAAACAGAGTTAGAAAAATTTATACAAGAATGTGGAGAAGATGAACCTGAAGGATATAAATTATTTGATGAAGAAATAGTAGATAATGAAATTGAAGATTACGACTTTGAAAATGATTTAAATAATACTTACCATTTAGCTAAAGTACCTAAAAATGATAGAGATGGTAAATCAGAAGATGATGGTTGGAGTAATAAAGTTGGTAAGTTTTTCAAAGTTAGATATAAATATGATAGAGATTCTTCTTTAACTAATAAATCAGGAACTAAAAGAGAATTTTGTAAAAAAATGATGGGTGCTAATAAATTATATCGTAAAGAAGATATTATAGCTTTAGATAAAAAAGCAGTAAACCCAGGTTTTGGTATCAATGGAAGTGATACATATTCTATATGGCTTTATAAGGGGGGTCCTCAATGTTTCCATCGCTTTATTAGGAAAATTTACGTTATGGATTTAGAAGATGCATACTTAGAAAAAAATATAAAAAAATATGGTGAACTTATTTCAACTGCTAAAGCTAGAAGTCAAGGTTTTTATCCAAAACCAAATGACAAAAAAGTAGCACAAGCACCTAGAACAATGAAAAATAACGGATATTATAATTAAAAACTATGGCAGGATATGTACTTTTCATAAGCGAAGATAAACTCAAGAACAGCACGGCAATCAATATGAATGTTGATGTAGATTTTTTATTACCTTATGTAAAAATAGCACAAAAAAAATATGTAGAAACTAAGTTAGGAACTAATTTATTTGTAGCCATACAAGGAATGATTAGTGGTGGAACAATAAGCAATCCTGCTAATGCTAACTATAAATTACTGTTAGATGATTATGTTGCTGATATGCTAGTACACTTTGCTTTTTTCGAAGTATTGCCTTTTTTACGTTATAAAGTTCAAAACAACAATGTAGTAAGCAAGACATCAGAAAATTCTACACCTTTAACTAGAGAAGAAGCGCAAGATTTACGTTCAGAAGTCAGTAATACCGCTCAATTTTATGCTGAAAGATTAGTTGATTACTTATGTAATAATAGTCATCTATACCCAGAATACAGTACAAATAGTGGTAGTGATGTTAATCCTGATACTAATCCATATTATCAAGGAATGAATCTTGAAAAAAGCTATATGCAAGATACTAGAATTACTATACGAGATTTTTTAGACACAACATATAATTAATGAAAAAACATTATAAAGTAAAAGAAGTAAATAAAACAAAATTAAAATCATACTTGACAAATGCCAATACAAAAAACAGTACAGGACACACTAGAAGTTGCCGCAGTAAATGGAACAGTCCTAAGCGTAACAACGTTCAGTAATTTAGAGTTAGCGTTAAAAATAATCTTGCTTGTAATATCTATTTTATATACTATAGATAAATGGTATAGTCAAAAGAAAAAGTACAATGAAAAAAAGAAAGCTAAATAGCAAAAACCCTAAATACTTCAAAAAAGAAGAAGTAAAGAAAACACACAAAGAACTTATAAAAAACATAAAAGGAGTTAAAATTTACGCTGTATTTAATATATAAATTTTGAAGCATTTTAAAATATCTGAATTTGATAGTCCTGATTTAAAAAATAGTGGACAAAAAATGGATAATGTATTTCTTAATCTATTAGATGAAGCTAGAGAAAAAGCAGGTGTTCCATTTAAAATATTAAGTGGTTATAGAACAATAGAACATAATTTATTTGTTGGTGGACGTATAAATTCTAGCCATTTATTTGGATTAGCTGCCGATATATATTTACCTAAAGGTTCTAGAAATAGATTTTTAATAATAAATTCTTTATTTCAAGTTGGTTTCAATAGAATTGGAATAGATTTTAATAGAGGATTTGTTCACGTGGATATGGATAGAAGCAAGGATAAAAATGTCCTATGGACATATAGTAATTAATTAAAACAATAAAAATGAAAAATTATTTAATCTTAACAATGTTAAAATCAAAAAAAGTATGGTACACAATAGCAGCCATAGTAGTACCTTTTATAGCAAGAAGTTTAGATGTAGATGAGGTTCACGTTAGTGAAATGTTTTGGGCATTAGTAGGTTTAACAGGTGCACAGGGATTAGCTGATAGTGGAAAGAAGTAATAGATACAGATTAAAACCACACGAGATAAAAATCCTTCAGAAACTAAGAGAGCAAGAAATAAGTAATGTATTAGTAATAGGGGACTTGCACGAACCTTTCTGCTTGGATTCTTATCTTGATTGGTGTTTAGAACAATATCACGCATATAATTGCACAGAAGTGGTGTTTATAGGCGATATAATAGATAATCATTATAGCAGCTACCATGAAACCGATGCTAATGGTTTGGGTGGCTTAGATGAACTAGAATTAGCTATAAAGCGAATATCAAGATGGTATAAGGCTTTTCCTGTAGCTACAGTAATTATCGGCAATCACGATAGGATTATAATGAGGAAAGCACAAACAAGTGCTATACCAAGTAAATGGATTAAATCATATAAAGAAGTATTGGAAGTTCCTAATTGGGAATTTGTAGAAAGATATGAAAAAGATGATGTTCAATATATACATGGGGAAGGGGGTACTGCGAGAACTAAATGCAGAGCAGATATGATGAATACTGTACAAGGCCATCTTCATACACAATGTTATACCGAACATTATGTTGGAAAGAATTTTAGAGTTTTCGGAACTCAAGTTGGTTGCGGCATTAACCATAAATCATATGCTATGGCTTATGCAAAATATGGAAAAAGACCAGCAGTTGGTTGTGCTGTTATTTTAAATAGTGGTAAAACTCCACTTAACCTCTTAATGCCTTTATAATCAATTAGTTAATCATTTCTTAAATCTTAATTGTTAATAACTTATTTAATTATTTAGTTAATTAGTTAGTTATTTTATTGTATATTTGTACTTTAATTTTAACAAAAATAGAAATGAAAACACAGTATCGAGTAATTAATAGAGAAACAAGAGATGAGCTTATATTAAACGTAGATGAACTTCTTAATTTCTTTAAACATAAAAGACAATTAGACTATACAATTACACCAATAGAATCTAAAAAAGAAACTTGGTTAGGAATTATAGGTTTTGGTTGTCTAGTAGTTGCATCAGTTTTAATATTAACTAAAATATTAATGCAATGGATATAAATACACCAACACCACTAACTGATGAAGAATATGCTGAATTACAAATTCAACACGAAAAAGAAAGGCAAAAAAGGTTATTAACTTATGATAATAGAATTGTCAAAGCTAATTTAGTATATTTTAAAGGAACTATTGGTTCGACAGTCAGAGATTCATTTACAGGAAAACAATTTTCAGATATAAAATCAGGTTGGAATTCTGTAGTTATGGTAGGAACATCAAGACAAATGGCTGCTGATGATACAATAGACAATATAACAGGAACTTATTCATATAATTTAACAGAAGAAATGTTAAAAGAATATGAAGCTAATGATAAAAAACTATTAATATTATGAAAAAAACAGTAAACTTTTATGAATTTAGAGATTGGTTTGAAAAAAACAGACCTAATAATTTTTCTTATAGTGGTTTACAAACTTTATGGGAAATGTTAGAAGAATATGAAGATAGCACAGGAGAAGAAATAGAGTTTGACCCTATTGCTTTATGTTGCGAATATTCAGAATATGAAGATATGGAAGAATTTTGGCAAGATTATCACAAAGAAGATTATCCTGATGAAGATGCAATAATGGACGCAACAATGTATTATGCGTTTGGTTATGGTTCATTTATAATACAAAAATTTTAATTATGATAGATAAAAATTTACACGATATACATACACATTATACTAAAGATAATGAAACAGTATTAGTAGGTAAAGATGAAAATGGTGCAGACTTTTCAATTTGCATACCAACATTTGAACTACTAGAATGGTTAGATACCAAATATTTAAAAGAAAGTTTAATAAAATACATAAAACAAAAATGAAAACAGAACTTATTAAGGAAAAATACAACAAGTATAATTTAGAACCTAGTGATGTATTTAAACATCAACACTACATTATTATAACAAGAAGTGGTATAGATAAAATACAAGCATTAGAAAATATCTTTATACATTATGAAGTTGTAAAATCAGAATCAAATTTTGCATCAGTTAAAGCAGTAGCTATGAAAGGAGATAAAACAATAGAAACTTTTGGTAGTGCTTTAAAAGGAGATTACAAAAATGGTAATTGCAATACTTGGTATGTTTTAGAGATGGCTGAAAAAAGGGCTATGTCTAGAGCAGTTTTAAAGCTTACAGGTTTTTATGAACTTGGAGTATTTGGAGAAGATGAAAGTGAAGAATTTAAAAATAATTAAAATAAAAAAAAATGAATATAGAAGGCAAATTAATTAAAATACTAAAATTAGAAACAGGAGTATCTAAAGCAGGTAAAGAATGGAAAAAACAATCAATTTTATTAGAGCAAGATACTCAATATAATAAAGAGGTAGTAATTACATTTACAGGAGATAAAATAAATAAATTAAAACAAATACAAATAGGAGATAATTTAAGTTGTAATGTAAATATATCATCTAGAGAATATAATGGTAAATGGTATCATAATATAAATGCTTGGACTTGTGCTACTGCTAATGGAAATATTGTAGAAGAAATGATTCAAGAAAATAATGAAGATGATTTACCTTTTTAATTATGACAGATAAAATAAAATTTGAATTAATATGTGACCTTACTACAGACATAGTAGGGTTACATAAAGGGGCATTGTCTAATAAAACAAGAAAGCAAACAATACATATACCTAGAATGGTTGCTTCAGTTGTTGCTAGACTAATAAATGATATACACCCAACAATTATAGCTGATGTTTTAGAAAGAGATAGAACATCTGTATTACATTATGAAAAGTCTCATAAACATAATTATGCTTCATTTCCTAAATATAGAGATATATTTAATTTAATATATAATTCTTATATTCTTATACAAAAAAGCAAAAAAGTATTTCATAATAATGATTTATTAAGAATGTTTTTAGTTAAATCAGGCATTAAAATAACACCTAAAAAACCTCAAGTTAAAATAAAAGTCAAAAGTGGAAAGTCAAAATATATAGTTAATACAAATTATTTTGATTTTTCTAATAATGTTGATATAATAAAAGATGTTTTAAAAGATTATGAATATTCTATAGAAATTATAACAGTATGAAAGATAAACCAAATTATTATGCAGTTTTAACAGCAGAAGTTAGATATAATAAATATTTAACACCAAATGCTAAATTATTATTTGCTGAAATTACTGCCTTATGTAATATGAATGGACAATGTTTTGCTACTAATAATTATTTTGCTAAATTATATGGTAAATCTAAGACAAGTATATCTAAGTGGATAAGTCAATTAGCTACGTTTGGATATATAACAATAGAATATACATTCAAAGAAGGTAGTAAAGAAATTGATAAGAGGTATTTAAGAATAGTTAATGGAGGTATTAAAGAAAACTTAAAGGGGGGTATTAAAGAAAACTTAAAAGATAATACTACAAGTAATAATACTAATATTATATATAATAATAATATACGCTTTAAAAAACCATTAATATTTGAAATTAAGGAATATTGTTTAGAAAGAAATAATAATATAGATGCAGAATCTTTTTATGATTTTTATGAATCTAAAAATTGGTTTGTAGGTAAAAATAAAATGAAAGATTGGAAAGCTTGTATAAGAACTTGGGAACGAAGAAATAAGCCAAAAACAAGTACAAGCAAATTAGATGCTCAAATTAGTGAATGGCAAAAAGCAAAAAATTTATTATGATAAAAGAATATAAACAAATGATGTATTTAGAAAATTTACATAAAAAAAATACAATAGATTTAGATAAATATTTTAAATATAGTGGTAAAATAGAAGTAGGTAAAAAATTCAAAGAGCCTAAAGGAGACTATGTATATAAACATAGGATTATAATTAATAATGATATGAGTAAATATAAATTTTAATATGGATAAAATAGATAAAGGAGAAATAATATATGGTAATTTAAAAATAAGCTATCAAAAAAATAATAGAAATTATATAAAAGATTTAAATGAAATAGTTTTTTCAAAAAAATATAATGATGAATTATTTCCAATATTGGATAGTAAATTATATTCTGTAATTTTAAGGAAATTAGAAAAAAACATATATCATCATCATTTATTAAAAAATATTAAAGTTTTAGATTTAAAAATTATAGCAAGAACAGGTTATATAGATAAAAAATATTATGTTGAAATATAAATTTAAAAAATGAATTATAGAAAATTATATAAAGACAATATAGGAAAAATACCTAAAAATTGGGATATTCATCATATAGATTTTAATCACGATAATAATGATTTAAATAATTTAATTGCAGTTCCAAAAATTGTACATACTATTATACATCAAACAGGATATTTAGATAAAGAAGAAATAGAAAATTTAATTCAAATATATAATGAAAACATTACAAGAGGAAAACATTAAACAATTAACAGAAAGTTTATTAGATTTAATTGCTAAGACATCTGTAGAATTAGGACATAGAGCAGATGCACAGACAATGGCTTCTTTGGCTAAAATATTAGCTGAAGATTTACAAAAAGAAAATAGGTTTAGAAGAATGTATTTAAATCAAATTATTGATTCTTTTTATATGGGGGTTCGTTATAGTGATTTTGAACCATTTTTAAATATCAGAACATTTTATCGTTGGATATTACAGCATAAAAAAAGAATATCAGATGCAATTTATAGGACTGAAACTTTGAAGCAGAAGAATGTAGAATTTTATCAACCACAATTAAAACAAATAAAATGAAAACAATCAGAATAACTAGAGATGAAATAAAAACTCAAAAAGATGCTATATTATGGCATTTAAAAACTTATGGTAATATAACAAGTTGGGAGGCAATTAAAGAATATGGTGCTACACGATTATCAGGTATAATATTTGATTTAAAAGATGAAGGTTATCCAATAGAAACTAATTTGATAGAATGGAAAACTAGATTTGGAAGAATTACGAATATAGCTAGGTATCAATATTATAAACCTATACCAAAAGATGAACAAATGATTATATGGGGGTAAAAAAACCAATAAGTAAACTAAAAAAAGAATTAGATAAATGGTTTAGTTTATATATAAGATTAAAAGATAGTGATGATAATGGTATGGTAAAATGTTATACATCAGGTAGGAAATATCATTATAAGCAAATCCATGCAGGCCATTTTATGAGTAGACGTCATTTATCGACACGTTGGTTAGAAAAAAATGTTAAGCCCCAATCAGCAGCAGATAATTTATTTGGACAAGGAGAACAATATAAGTTTGGATTGCAATTAGATAATGAATATGGTGTAGGTACTGCTGAAGAATTACAATTTATAGCAAGACAGACTTATAAAATTACTAGAGTAGATTATATAGAAAAAATAAGTTATTATAAAGAACTTGTTAAAAACTTAAAAAAAGAAAAAAATCTAGAATAATATATTTTATATATTTGGGTAATGACAAAACCCATATTTGCAAATACTATGCATCAAATAATTATAAATGATTATTTGAAGTTAATGCTATCGTTTGTTAAAGAGATTTCATCTGAAACAAAATACGAAAATTTTAAAGAAGTTTTAGAATTAATTATAGAATATCATAATAGTTATGGTAAAGATGTTTCTGTAATATCAGGTAATTGGAATGATTGGTTGATGATTATACCTATAAATACATCAGTAATGGTAAATGGTTTTTTTGCAGGTATACAAACAAAAAGAAATTTAGAATCTATAAGAGCATATAAATTGTTGTTAGACAATGCTTTAGAAATGTTGGTTAGAGATTTAAGAGATATAGAAAAAAATAATGAATAAAATATATCAAGAAGTAGCTAATTGTAGAAAAACATTTGTAGAAATGTCTTATACTTTTAGTCTTGATGAAAATGAAATTAATGAAGTTGTTCAAGAATTAATGTTATATTTTATGCAAATGAATCCTGATACTTTAAAATCTATATATGAAAAAGATGGTAAGAAAGGTATTTTATCTTATGGAGCAGTGGTTTTAAGGAGAAGCTTTACAAGCCCTAGGAGTCCTTATTATTATAAGTACAAGAAGTATTATACTAATTTAGATAGTTATTCCAGTACTATAACTTATGAGGTAAAAAGTATAAATGAAAAGAATTTATATAATATACCAAACCCTGAAGAATATAAACAATGGCAAAAGTTAGAACAAATAGATAAAGCATTAGATAATTTCTATTGGTATGATAGAGATGTATTTAAACTTTATTATTATGAAGGCAATACATTAAGTGGATTAGCAAAAAAAACAGGTATAAGCAGAAACAGTTTATTTTCCACTATTGACAAAGTAAGAGAACAATTAAAAGAGCTTTTAGATGAATAAATTTTTCGTATCTGATGAAGTTTATAATGATAGATTAAACATCTGTAAAAGTTGTGATTATTATTTTAAACCAACAGGAAGTTGCAAAGTTTGTTTGTGTTTTATGTCGATCAAAGCTAGAATTAGTTTAATGGAATGCCCACAGAAGTATTGGTTAAAGACAAAGGAAATAGAACAACCTGAAGGTATTCCTGATGAATTAATACAAGAGGTAATAGTATTATGGGAAGATATTAAAACAGGAATAGCTAAAAACCAAGCAGCTAAAAAAAGAATGATAACATTATTTAACACAATTTATAATACAAATTATGACACAGGCACAAGTTGCGGCACCTGTTTGAATGATTGTTTTAAAGGAATAAAAAATATATATGAAAAATACAAATAAAATACCTAATTATTATATAGGAAAATACTATAAATATGAAGCAAGAAAAGTAATTGCTGATTGGGAATTGAGTTACAATGTAGGTAATTCTGTTACCTATCTCTTAAGGTGTGGAAAAAAAACAGAAAAGGGAATGAGCAATATGGATAAACATATAGAAGATATAAAAAAAGCTATACACCATTTAGAATTTGAATTAGAAGAATTAGAGAAAAAGAAATTAAGTCAAGTTAGATTAAACCATATTTAAAGGAGAGTAGGCATATTGCCAAAATAATATATTAAATGTTTTTATGCTCTCCTTTATTTTAAAACAAAAATTATGTTAAACTATGTATGTAATGTTTGTGGTAACACGAGACAATTAGCAAAAGCAACATTAGAAGTTGTTGATGGTAAAGTAAGAACAAGGGAAGCATTATGTGAATGTGGTGCTTATATGCAAGAAGAATCTAAAGAATTCGGTGGCTTTCCTAATATAAAAAGAACAGAGCCAACATTATCAAATAGAAAAGATAAGTTATGGGGTGGAGTGAAAGACAGATTAAAATAAATTAAATAAAATTCTATTATATTATATGAAGTTAAAAATCAATGAGTTAAAACCTAATCTTGATAATCCAAGAATAATAAAAGACGATAAGTTTAAGAAACTTGTTCAATCTATAAAAGATTTTCCTGAAATGTTAGAATTAAGACCAATAGTTGTTGATGAAAATATGACTATTCTTGGTGGTAATATGCGACATAAAGCTTGCATTGAAGCAGGTTTAAAAGAAGTTCATGTTAAAATAGCTAAAGGTTTAACAGAAGAACAGAAGAAAGAATTTATAGTAAAAGACAATGTAGGTTTCGGAGAATGGGAATGGGATATATTAGCTAACGAATGGAATAGCCTAGACTTATCAGAATGGGGGTTAGATGTATGGCAAAATGAAGATGATAAAGAAACACCAATTAAAGATATATCAGATAATATATCAGATGAATTTAGAGTAGAAGTAGAACTAACATCAGAAAGAGAACAAGAAGCATTGTTTAATGATTTAACTAAAAAAGGATATAAATGCCGAATTTTAACATTTTAAGGGAAACAAAACCTAAAAAATCTTTTAGAGTATCATCAGTAATGGGTAAGTTTGATTTACAAACTGAACATATAAAAGAACATTTTGAAGGTAATATAGATATCGATGATAATTGGCAAATAGGCTTAATAGTTGGTAATAGTGGTACAGGTAAAACGACTATTGCAAAAGAATTATTTGAAAATGCTTATGTAACTAATTTTAAATATGAAGCAGAAACTATATTAGATGATATGCCTGAACATTCATCTGTCGATGATATAACTAAAATATTCAATAGCGTTGGTTTTAGTAGTCCACCAAGTTGGTTGAAGCCATATTCAGTATTATCTAATGGACAAAAGATGAGGGTTGATTTAGCCAATGCTTTATTAAGAGAAGATGAATTAATAGTATTTGATGAATTTACATCAGTTGTTGATAGAAATGTAGCTAAAATAGGCTCTTATGCTATGCAAAAGGCTGTACGTAAATCTGATAAGAAGTTTATAGCTGTAACTTGTCATCATGATGTTCAGGATTGGTTGCTTCCTGATTGGGTATTTAATACCGATAGTATGACCTTTCAAAAACTTGAAGGGCAAAAAAAAAATAGACCAAAAGTTAGATTTGAAATATTCCAAACAAGAGATAAGTCAATATGGAAGGTGTTTGCTAAACACCACTATTTAAGTCATACACATAATAATGCTGCACATAGTTATGTAGCTTATGTTAATGAACAAATAGCAGGATATATAAGTATATTACATTTACCAAACAAAAAACCTAACTTAAAGAAAGTACATAGATTAGTTATATTGCCTGATTATCAAGGAATAGGAATAGGAGGGAGATTGTTAGACTTTATAGCTAAGAAATATACAAAAGAAAATTATGTAATGGGAATAACAACATCAGCACCAAGTTTGATATTTTCATTAAAAAGGCATATAGATTGGGTATGTTATTTCTTTGGTAGGAATACAGGTAAACAAAAGATGGAAGGATTTAATAAAACAAGTACTAAAAATAGAATAACAGCAGCATTTAGATATATTAAAAATGGACAAAAATAGACACATAAAAAAAGAAGCAATATTAAAAGCATTAGAAAATAGCTTGGGAGTAGTAACATTAGCTTGTAAACAAGCAGATATACCAAGAAGTACGTATTACAAATGGTTAAAAGAAGATAATGAATTTGCTAAGTCAGTAAAAGAAATTGAAAACATAGCATTGGATTTTGCTGAAAGTCAATTACATACACAGATTAAAGATGGTAGCACATCAGCTACTATATTTTATTTAAAGACTAAAGGTAAGAAAAGAGGTTATATAGAAAGAAGTGAATTAGATTTATCATCAGGAGATGAGCCTATAAAAATTAATGTAAACATCAAAGGAGTTGAATATTGATACTGAATTTACTCATACACAAGGACAAGCAATAGAATATCTATTTGATAAACAAACAACAGAAGTATTATTTGGAGGTGCAGCAGGAGGAGGTAAAAGTTGGGTAGGTTGTAGTTGGCTTATTTTACTTTGTATTAAATATCCTAAGACAAGATACTTAATGGGTAGGAGTAAATTAGATTCATTAAAGAAAACAACACTAAATACTTTTTTTGAAGTTTGCCAAACTTGGGGTATATTGGCTAATAAGCATTATAATTTTAATGCAGCATCTAATATAGTTAAGTTTTATAATGGAAGTGAAATAATACTTAAAGATTTGTTTTTATATCCATCAGATAGAAATTTTGATAGTTTAGGTTCATTAGAAATAACAGCAGCTTTTATAGATGAAGCAAATCAAATAACAGAAAAAGCTAAGAATATAGTTGCATCAAGAATGAGATATAAGTTAGATGAATATAATTTAATACCAAAATTATTAATGACTTGTAACCCAGCTAAGAACTGGGTATATACACAATATTACAAACCTGCTAAAGAAGGAGTACAGAAACCACATAGGCAATTTATTCAAAGTTTAGTTGATGATAATCAATTTATATCTAAACATTATAAATCACAGCTATTAACATTAGATGAATTAAGCAAACAACGACTGCTTTATGGTAATTGGGAATATGATGCAACAAATGATAATTTAATAGAATATGATGCTATATTAAATTTATTTAATCAAACAGGAAAACAGGGGGATAAATATATAAGTTGTGATGTGGCTCGTTTTGGTAATGATAGAACAATTATAATGCTTTGGGAAGGGTTACATATCAAAAAAGTAAGAAGTATTGGTAAATCAGCTGTAAATCAGGTTGTAGATGAAATTAGGTTGTTACAACAAATTAATGGTGTAAGATTGACTAATATTATAGTTGATGAAGATGGAGTAGGTGGTGGTGTAAAAGATTATATGCGTTGCAGAGGTTTTGTAAATAATTCAAGAGCATTAAAAGGAGAAAATTATCAAAACTTAAAAACACAATGTTATTATAAATTAGCTGATATGATTAATACTGCTCAAATAGGAATAGATTGTAATGATATTAATATGAAAAACCATATCATAGAAGAATTAGAACAAGTAAGAACAAAAGATGCAGATAAAGACAATAAGTTACAAATAATACCTAAAGAAACTATTAAAGATATTATAGGACGTTCTCCTGATTATGCTGATGCTTTAGCTATGAGAATGTTTTTTGAATTAGATGCTAATTATGGTAAATATTATGTGCAATAAAAAAAGGTGCAACCCCTAAAAATTACACCCTTTTTAAACAAAAACTTTTTGAAAACGAGGCAAACATAACAATTTTAAACTAAATAACAAATAATTCTATTATATATTATGCGATTGAAAATAAATAAAGATGGCAAACAAACTGTTTATACTATGATAAATAGTTGGAGTGATGTTACATTAGATAAGTGGGTAAAATTAATAAGTAAAAAAGAAAAAACAAAAACAGAAGAAACTTTAGAAACAATAAGTGTTTTATCTGATATACCTAAAAAGATTATAAAAGAACTATCAATAAATGATGTAGCAGCAATAATGAAAAAATTAGCATTATTACAAGAAAGTGCTAATAATAAATTAAAAAAGATAATAACATTAGATGGTGTTGAATATGGTTTCCACCCTAATTTAGAAGAAATAACTCTTGGGGAATACGCTGATATAGAAACATATATGAAAGATGGTATAGAAAATAATTTACATAAACTAATGTCTGTACTGTATAGACCTATAACAGAAAAACATGGTAATAATTATTCAATTGAAGCTTATGGTATAAGTGATACAAGAATAAGAGCAGAAAAATTTAAGAAAATGAAAGCAGAAAATGTAAATAGTTCATTGGTTTTTTTTTGGAATTTCGTAAAAGAACTGTCGATAATTTTGCCGCAGTATTTAATGGAACAGAGCAAGATGATTCTAAACAAAATACAGGAGAACAATTTGCAGAGAAATGGGGTTGGTTTGGTGTGATGTATAGATTAACTAATGGAGAAATAATTAATTTGGAAAGAATAACTAATTTAAGTTTATATGAGTGTTTAACTTGGCTTACTTATGAAACAGATTTAAATGAAACTAAAGCAGTACAAAGATGACATATTTTAAAGATTATAATAATACGATAGATACATTAAAGAAATTAGGTCAACAACATTACCAAATACAAACTGTAACAACAGGAGATATATGGGAAATTGATTTGCAAAAAAACACTATGTTTCCTTTAATGCATATTAACCCTGTTAATGCAGTAGCAGGAACACATCAGATGACATTAAATTTTCAAATATTTATTATGGATTTAGTGTTTCCAGACCAATCAAATGAACAAGAAGTATTATCAGATTGTTTACAAATAAGTAATGACTTTATTGGAACGTTTAAAAATGGAGAAAGTTTATTATTATCTAATCAAGGATTAAATGATATTCCTAAATATTTTACAGAAGGAGATATAAACTTAGAACCATTTACAGAAAGATTTGATAGTGCAGTAACAGGCTGGGTATTTACTTTACCTGTTATAATAGAAAATGAATATAATACTTGTATAGCACCACAAGCAACAACAGATGCAATACAATAATGTTTAAATTTAAAATAGGAAAATTAACGATACAATTAATACCACCAAAAATAACTTATAAAATATAACAAATGGCAGATTTAACAACAACAATTAGTGAATCAGTAGTCCTTAATGGTGCAGTAAGAGGAACTACTAATACAGTAACAACAACAGGTATAAACAACGTATATGAACGTATAGTAACTTGTACCACAGGGCAAACAACACATATAGCAACTTTTAATACTAACTCTTATGGTTCAGCAGTACAAATAGATAAAGAAGATGTTAGATATATCAGAGTAACCAACTTAGATGCTACTAATACTTTAGAACTAGCAGTAGTTGGTGCAGCTACTTTATATCAAGTATTACTGAAAGCAGGACAATCACATATACTATGTGCAGCAGAAGATGTTATGTTAGCAGAAGCAGATACATCTCCAAGCTTTGGTACTATGGCTGATTTAACAAGTTTACAAGTTAGTCCTGCTGCTACTTTAGATGTAGAAATATTTGTAGCTAGTGTATAGTGAAAGCATTAGAAAGATACTTAGAATCATTTGGTAAGTTTGTTATTCAACAATCTAAAAGTAATTTAACTAGAAAAAAGAAAAACGTAACTAATGATTTATACAACTCTTTAAAATTTACTGTAAATAAAACACCTGATGGATATAGTGTTAAATTTTATATGGATAATTATGGAGAGTTTGTAGATAAAGGAGTATCAGGTAATAAAAAAATAAATGAATATACTACTTATGATGGAAGAAATATAGAAAGTCCTTTTAAATATAGGAGTAAAGGTCCTCCTGTTGATATATTATCAAAATGGATTAAAATGAGAGGTATTAATCCTAAAGGAATTAAAAGGGGTAGGTCTAAAAAAACAGGACAATATATTTCAGGTTTGGCATATTTAATAAGTAAAAAAATAAAAAGAGATGGTATAAAAGGAATTAGTTTTTTTCAAAGACCTTTAGGTTTAGGTTTAGCTAAATTTCCTGATGATATTTTAATAAATATAAAAAAAGAACTTTTAATTAATATAAAAAATCTATGAGTATAATAATAGAACAAGCACCATTATATAAAACTTTACCTGTTGGACAAGATATAATATTTACAGTATCAAGCGATACTTTGGTTGCAACAAAATATAATGTAAAATTTACTGCTGAAATTTATATTGATGAAGAATCAAGTAATATTTATAATCCAAGTTCTTATATAGCTAAATTAAAAGTAACCCCTAATAATGTTGGTAGAGGTATATTTTCTTTACAACCTGTTTTAGAAAGCTATGTATCTGCACAACATCAGGGTACTAATTTTGATACTATAGCAAGTCAATATAAAGGAACAGCATATTCTGATGATAATCCACACCCTATACATTTAATTGATAAGTATGCTAATAATAAAAACAATGCAAGATATTTTGGTTTAGCATTTAATATAGAATATTATAATACTGCTGATGCAGTAGGAACACCACAAACATTATTGCAAGCTCAACAATCATTTAAATATTTTTATTTCAATGGGGTATTAGATTTTGATGAAGTGTTAAAGGTAGTAAGAGGTAATTATGGTTATAATTTAGATGGAGATAAATTAGTATTAAATGATTATTATGGAACATTAGGTAAATTTTTAAGTAATGCACCTACAACACAATATGCTAAATTAACAGATTATGGTACTTTATCTTTTTTAAACTTTCTTAATAGTGGTACTTATAGCTTTCAAGTTGGAACTGATAATGCTACAATTAATATGATGGCTTATATTAATATAAATTTATATGATAGAACAGGTGCACAACAAGGTTCTTCTATTCGTATAGATTGTACTGATACTAATGGTGGATTTCAATATAATAATGATTTTTCTAATACTAGAGTTATGTACTTTGGTGCTTTTCCTGCTAACTTAGATAATTGGAGTACAGATTGGGATACTCATAAAGCAAATACAGCTTATTATACAATACAAGCTTTTGATGATGAAGAAGAAGCTATTAGTCAGCTATATACTATAAATATAATAGGTAATAGTTGTAAAGGTTTTGAAAGTATTAGGTTAACTTGGCTTAATCAATATGGTACTTGGGATTATTATACGTTTAAAAAGAAGTCAGTTAAATCATTACAAACTAACAGAACAACATACACACAACAATCAGGTACTTGGAACGAAAACAAATATAGAATAAGAGGATTTAAAGGTGGTAAGAAAAACTTTAGAGTAAACACAAAACAATTAATAAGTATAAATACTGATTTTATAAATGAAGATGAAGCAATATGGTTTGAAAATTTAATGAATAGTACAGATGTATATTTATTAAATGGCTATGATAGTGATGTAAATGATACTAGATATGGTATAGTTAATAAATATGTAGAGCCTGTTAGAGTTATTACATCTAATTATATAAGAAAAACAAAAGCAAACGATAAGCTTATACAATATACTTTTGAAATAGAAAAAACTAAAAATAAAAGAACACAATCAGTATAATGTCAGTACAATTAGTATTATATCCACAAAGCTATAAAGGTGTTTATTCAACTACCTCATATCCTGTATTAAGTGAATATGTAGCTGATACACCTTATTTTTTCTTTCTAAATTGGTTAGCTAATTATGATGTAGGAACATCTTCATTAGACCCATCATTAGATGCTGTAACTGCTAACCCACCAATACCTGCTTGGAGAACTTGGAGAAGTACAGGTGGTTTTTATGCTAACGTAACTGCACCTAGTCAAAGTTATTCAGATAGATTAATATTATATTCAAACAATGGTGCTATTTCTAGTAGTGGTGTATATCAAAAAATACAGAATTTAAACGTAGGTATATTATATGAATTAAGAATTAAAATAACACAAATTGGTTCTGGTGGAACTTTATTAATAGGAAACCCTAATTTAACAACAACACTTGGTGGTGGTATGACAGCTAATTTATCTACATCAAGTACAACAACTCATATAGTTAATTTTACTGCTGCTAATACAGAGGAAGATTTAATAATAGATTATAGAAATAGTAATGGTACTACAATTAATATAGAGTTTGTAAGTATAAAAGATGCTATTAATGCACCATCACAAGGTTATGGAGATTTATCTGATGGTCAAGTAATATGCGATTTATATGAAGAAGAAGATATACCATTGACTTTATCTATTGATAATTTTAAAAATATAGCTGAAAAAACGCAAAGCTATTCTAAAGACTTCAACTTACCTGCAACAAAAAGAAACAACAAGATATTTAGCCATATTTTTGATGTTACAAGAACACAAGATAGTTTAGGGTTTAATCCTTATGTAAAAACTAAATGTATATTAAAACAAGATGGATATAATATATTTGAAGGGTATTTAAGATTAATAGATATAACAAATAAAGAAGGAGAAATAAGTTATAATGTTAATTTATATTCTGAACCTGTAGCACTAAAAGACATACTAGAAAATAAAAGCTTTAAAGATTTAGATTTTTCAGAATTAGACCACGATTATAATAAAACTAATATAAAAGCGAGTTGGTATGATAGTACAGGAATAACTTTGTTAAATCCTTTATCTACTAATTCTAATGCTTATGATGCAGCTTTAGGGGTAAACAACACTAATGTACTAAAATATCCTTTTGTTAATTGGAAAGGAGATTATGATGTAGATGCTAATAACTTTCCTATATTGGATACTTTAGAAGATGCTTTTAGACCTTGGATTAGTTGTAAATATATTTTAGATTCAATATTTGATGATACACCTTTTACATATAAATCAGAATTTTTAGATAGTACAGATTTTACTAATCTATTTATGGATTTTAATTGGGGTACAGGTAATGCACCAAATGATACTATACATACAGGTAAAACACAATTCACATATTTACATACACAAACTATTAATACAGCTTGGGTTAATTTAGATTGTAATTCTAACAATTTCTCAAATGAATGGGGTTATAATCAAACAACTAATGTATTTACTTGTACAGCAGATAATACAGTTTATGATATTGTTGCTAAAGCTGTATTCAGATGTCAAGCAGCAGGGAATGCTATTAGAGTTAGGTTGTTACATACAGATACAACAGGTGCTCAAACAGTACATAATTTTCAAAGTCAATATATAGGAAGTTCAGGAGGACAATATTCTTATAACACTACTTTAAACATAGCATTACAATCAGGAGATACTCTAGAATTTCAAGCACAATCATCAGCATTAAATTCATTTATTTGTGTAAACTCTAGTCCTTATCAATTTGGTGCTAGAATATATGGTAGTGTAACTATTAACAGAATAACTAATTCTATTCTTTTACATACTTTAAGGGGAGAATTAGGTCAATGGGAATTTATTAAAGGTTTTGTTAATATGTTTAATTTAGTTATGATACAAGACAAAGACAATCCTAATAGAATAATAATAGAACCATATAATACTATATTTTCATTAGATGCTGTTGGAACATCTTTAATAGAAAGAAACATATTATATGATTGGACAGATAAAATAGATGAAACACAAATTAAACTAACTCCTTTGGATTTAGCTAATAAAACTATATTCAAATATGAAGATGATGATAGTGATTATCCTACTACTTATTATAATAGCTTAAATATAAAAGATTATGGTACTGAAATACATCTTGGTATTAATAATGCTATGAGTATTTTAACAGGAGAAGAAGAAATAAGTGCGTCACCTTTTTCAGCAACATTAATAAAGCCTATAGCTGATTATATAAATGATTTTATTATACCTGTTATATATGCAAGTAATGATGAACAAACAGAATTTGAAAGTTTTGATAATAATCCAAGAATATTATATAAAATAGAATCAAGTCCTTTTCTATTTACAGGAAATACAACATATAAAATACCTACTCAAAATGGTGTTTCAGGAGAACAAGCAACAGGGTATTTAAGATTTTCACATACATCTAATTTAATTAGTGCATCAACTGATGATGATTTAAACTTTGGTACTATACAATTATTATGCGGAGATAGTCCTATAAATAATTTATATCAAAAATATTGGAGTAGATATTATAGTGAATTGTATAATCCTGATACTAAATATATGACTTTGAAAGTCAATTTGAATGCTTCTGATATAAATGATTTTGATTTTTCTAAAAATGTAATGATTAAAAACAGAGCATATAGGGTAAATAAAATAGATTATAAACCTAAAGACTTATCTACAGTCGAATTTATATTAATAGGATAATGGATTATTTAAAAGGCTATAACATAAAACCTAAAGAGGTTACAAGTACAGGAGAAGTAATATTTACTGATGGAACATATGAATTTCCACCTAATCAATTAGCTTGTGAAGCTTATGGATATACATATAATGAAGCTACAGGAACTTGTTCAGCTTTCAATTATAATTCTAAATTACAAAGCAATTTTTCTAATATATTAAATAACAGAAGTGGTGGTGCTACAGATAATGGTACTAAAAACACTATATTAAATGGTCAAGAAAACATTACAAAAGGAAATAACTTCAACAATGTAATGAATGGAGAAAAACACCAAATAGAAAATGGTGTAAATAATTCATCTATTTTAGGTGGTTCTTATGGTTTATTACAAAATCAAGGAGAAATAGTAATGGCAGGTGGAGGATATAATGCAATATTAGGGTCTGCTCAAACATCTTTTATACAACAATCAGGAAATACTGAAGATGACACAGAAACATTATTATATACTCAATTTATAACAAATAAATTTATTGAAAAAGTAGCTAATTCAGTAATGGGTTTTGAAATACATATAGTAGGTGTAAATACAGGTGTAGGAGTAGGAACAGCAGGAGATTATGGTTATATACAAGTATTAGGTGCAGTAACTTTTAGTAATGGATTAGCTTCTACATATCATCAACA